TTGTCTATAAATTTAGTCATTAGGGGAGCTGTCGCTGCGTGAAGATTTCCAAGGGGTCCAGTGTTTCCGAGATTATGAATTTTATTATTTCTCCAATATGGAACTAAATTTAAATAAGAATACATCATACAAGATATGATACTCATTTTAGTTAATAATATTAATACAATATCTGTTTTTTTATATCAATTTTAAATTAATTAAAAAAAAAACAATATTTTTTAAATTAAAAGTTGTTCATTATTTCTAGTCTTTCTATTGTTTTTTCCATATTAGATTTTTTATGATTTTTTAAAGGATTATCGGTGTCATTTGCAGGCGTTTCTTCATTTTTCTTTATGTCGCGATAAACATTATCTATTTTTTCAACAATAACTTTAATTTTATCTTTATTGGTGTCGTTTATTAATGCTGTATCGAAATCTATATTATCAGTTAATATAGAAAAGGCGTAATATATAATATATTTTCTTTTAGTTTTAGAAGTTGATTTATATTTAATTATAAATAGTGAGTATAACGATTTAATAATTTTATTTACTATGGGTAAACTAGAAGTGTTTTTATAAATCGAATTCTCTGGGTTAGTATAATAAAATAATATATCCCAAATAATCCATATAATATGATTTTGACTGCCTACCGGGGCATAAGAGCGTGCTTGACAATTACATATTTTTTTCTTTTTATTAGATATATTCTCATATTCAATTATCCATTCATACCAATAACAGACTTCAATCATATTACCAGTTGTAATATTATAGATTAATTCATTAATGGGTATTAATAATTCTGTGGGATCATCATCTTTGAATACTGTTTCAACGAATGAAACGTTCGGGGCTTTAAACTTTGTGCTTAGATTAATTAAATCAAACTCTTCCGATTTATTTAATTTAATCTGTTGATAGATTTGTTTTTTATTTGAATAGCATAAAACACAGATAATTTCAGAAAATAGCTTGCGTATTTTATTATTATTTCGTAATATAAGCATGTCATTTGTATAGCCAACATTAATGATGCTACTAAAATTATCAAATCTCATATTCAAATATATTGGTAATTTAGGATTTCCAGAATGAATATATCTTGTGGCATATAAAATAATTATCTCCCATAAGTCGAGGTAATGACCAGCACATATAAATTCTGCACTCCAATAATTAGCATTCTCAATCTTATTATTATATATACATTTAATTAATTCTTGTTTTGCTTTGGATTTTTGAAATTTAGAAAATGTAATATTTTTAAAATCATTTCTTAGATCATCTATATTTGTTATTACCTCGTCTACACCATTGCTCTCCATTAAGTGTGTTTTATACAAATAAAACAAAAAAAATTTAATATTAATACATATTAATATATATTAATGATATTCAATCATTATTTAAACAAAACGTATACTCATATTAATAAGACCGCTACATCATTTAAGAAAACTAACACAATTACAAAATTATTCTTAATATTTTTAATATTGCTATTTATGTGTTGTTTATTTAATAGATTTAATGCTTCCAATTTTTCATTTGTGGAAAGTTTCGATAATAACAAAAAATATGTAAAAAAACTTGATAATGAAGTATATGATAAATTTTACAGTAAATATTATGATGCGATTCATTTAAATAAAACAAGACATGAATTTGAATTTGATAAAATTACAAGTTTATCAAAAAAAGATAATAACACCAAGATATTAGATGTTGGTTGCGGAACAGGTTATACTGTGAAAGTATTTAATGATAAAAAATATAACATTATTGGATTAGATAAATCACAAGATATGATTTCATATGCGGAGAAAACTTATCCTGAATGCGAATTCATAACAAATGATATAACATATAACAATATTTTGGATTTCAATTCATATACTCATATTTTATGTTTAGGAAAAACCATATATGAAATCAAAGATAAAGAAGCGTTCTTTGAAAATTGTTTTAGTTTACTGACAAATGATGGTTATTTAATTATTAATTTATTAGACAGGGATAAGTTCAACCCATATGTCCAGAATAAAAATTCAGATACCTTATATGATCCTGAAAAGTATGGTAAAAAAGTTACCGAATTGATAGTTAAGTTTGATAAAGATAATGAATATATTTCAAAATATAAAGTTTTAGATACAGATAATAATAATATTACAGACAATAGTATTACCCCTTATGCTGTGTATAATGAAAAATTTACCAATTATAAATCAAACACGATTAGAGAAAACGAGATAAATTTGTATATGCCTATAACTACAGTAATTTTAAATCTCGCCAAATCCAAAGACTTCAAATTATATAAGAAATTTGATTTAAAAAAAATAGGCTATAGCAACGAATATATATATGTATTCAAAAAACAAGAATAAGTGTTATTTATTTTATTTATGTGAAAACTAATAAAATAAATTTACCTAATGTATTTGCTGGCCCTGGCAAATGAATCTAATACAAAAATTATAAATATTCCTAAAAATAGATATAATATTAATTCCTCGGTGATATGATTGGTTTTTTCATTATGTTGCTCCTCCAATAAATGAATAACATAATCTAGTTTAGACAGTAATTGGGTATTGTTATATTGTGGGTGCGGTTCCGAATTATTTAAACTTGCCTTTTGGTGTTGGGTATTCAAATAATCTAGACTGGCTTTATAACTATCATTAAAATTGGAATATTTAGAATTAATATTTGTATTCATTGCCGTCGCTGCATTTATGGTATTTTCGGGGTTGGCATTTAATTTTTGTAATTCAGAATTAATAATATCGTTATTTGTACTTTTATTTACCATGGTACTAATTTTATTATATTGGTCTTTAAAATGTTCACTATCTTCTTCGTCTTCTTCGTTATCGTGTATTTTAGATAATAAGTTATTGATATTTGTTAGCTTATTTTTGTTACTCTCTAAATTTTCATCACTCTGAAAATTTACAGATTTTCTATTTTTATAAGTTCTATTTGACAACTCTTTAGTGTTTTTTTTTGGAAAATCCAGTTCTTTAGTTGTTTCTAATTGTGCCGGATTCAATTGATACATACTCTTAATAAAAAAGAAGATAATAATATTTCATAAAACTACAAAAAAATCAAAAATATATTTTATCTAAATATATTAATGAGCTACAGTAAAACATTTTTTGATTCGAACGGTATTAAAAACGTTAAAGAATTAGGTGTTCGTGAATTCTTTAATAATATTAATGGTAATAAATTATTTTTGGGTTTGATGATGATTTTCATGAATCTAGGGTCCAGATACATTGAAATTAAATTGACTAAAGGACAGGAAATGATGTTGAAGAATATAGCACGAGAAGTTTTGATTTTTACAATAGCATTTATGGGTTCTCGTGATATTTTTATATCATTAATTATCACTGCGGTGTTTATAATTTTGACCAACTTTGTTTTCAATGAGAATAGTAAGTTTTGTGTTTTGCCTGAAAAATATAAAAAATTGGCAAATATTATAGATACTAATAACGACGGGGAAGTCTCCAGAGAAGAGTTAGAGAAAGCTTATGAGGTTTTAAGAAAGGCAAGAGAACAAGACCAGCTTACTAATAAAATAAATATGTTATCTAATATATCTGAATAACTTAGTTTTATTAATTATAATATTTACATATAATAATATTATAATTATGAGTGTTGGAGTTAATGAATTTAAACCACTACAATTTAAACCACAATTAAAATACAAAATAGGTAATAATACATTCAAATATTTAAATATTGACAAATTTAGTTTTGATAAAATTAGAAATAATAATATTTATGATAGAGAGAAAGAAAAATTTATACAGAACAAATTATCAGATAAACAACCATATATATGGAATGATAAACCCAATAATCATATAGAGTTTAAAAACTATCTAAATAATTTGGACCAATCCGAAAACATTTTTAAAATACCACTGAGTTCTTTTTATTTTACATATGAAAATTTAAACGCAATAATCAGCGAGAATAATTTTCAAAATTTATCACAAAACAAAAATAATTATGATATGTTCTTTATTGTTAATGAAGATAATGCAGAAAATCAAATTAGTGAATACTTTAATGCATTAAAAAAAAATTATAATGCTAATATTCGCGAAGCCGGTAAAACATCATCTACTAATTCAATAGACGAAATATTTGATTGGAATAATAATACTACCCGTAAAGAAATTGTACGTAAATTTGGAAAATTTTTGCTAACTGAATCAGAAATAGCAAACGCTGATACTAATTTGAAATCCAACGATAAAAAATTAAAAATTATTATTACCTACTACAATATATTAAAAATATTGGAAACATTTTATATCAATCGCGATTGTATTTTAAAAGAAAAAATATTTGAAGAAATTGATGGTGATATACAAGAGACTAAAAATCCAGTATATATCAAAATTAAAAAAATAAAGCCTGTAAAATTAACAGAAGAACAAATTCAATCTTCTTTTGGTTATAATATATTAAAACCTATATATGAAATAGAGTTTGAGAGAGTTGATAATTTATCAAAATTAGAATTTCATTTAAATCTTAAAGACCAATACAATCCTGAAAGATTAATTAATAATATGGATAATTCATATTCAATAGAAACAGACGATAAATACAAAATATACCCAATCAGTATATTTTCAAATATCAAAGAAAAAAATTTTTACGTAGATATTAATTTGGATTATAATAGATTCCATAACCTAAAAGAAAATAATTTTACAACTAGAACAAAAATAAATATGAATAAACTAATAAAAAAGTATTACATAGACGAAATTTTTTTTAAACCGAGATCTTATTTGAAACATAATAATCAATACGCTATAATTGAAAACACTATAATTAGGTCATTGAATAAACCATCTGATAGAGAACAAAGAAATATTTTAGATGAAGAATCGACTTTTTATAATGAAAAACCGAGTTCTGATATACGATTAGCTGTAGATAATCTAGAGAGCAAAATTATTACTTATCTAGACGTCAAATTGACATACAAAAAAAATTTAACCGATCGTATCCCATTAAAAAAACAATTAACGCAAAAATTAGGTTGTATAAACAGAGCGTCCACCATCGATGGTTTATTATATGACTTCATTGGAAATAATTATAAAAGGAACATGTTAGAAGAAAAAATGATAAATAAAAGCGATGACATTACCAATATACTAGAATCATCAAAACAATCAACACATCAAACTGGTGGCGTAAAAACAAAGTCAATGGCCCGGAAAAGAAAAAACCTAAAAAAACGAAGAACTTTGAAAAGTTTAATAAGGTATTATGCTAATTAAAATAAAAATTTAGAGATTCTCTAGTTCAATGTGGTAAGTTTTCAAGAATTTTTCAACTAATTCACTCGGAATTTTCGCGAAATCTACCAATGTTTTATTTATTTGATAATTTTCTAGTGCGTTTTTTTCAATAATTGCATTATCAAATAGTTCTCTGTCAAGATAATATTTTTCTGCTGTTTTTGGTCCACACTTTTTAAAAATTGGTGGGATACAATCGGATTTATCACCGAGAACAATCTTATAAAAGAGATTTTTATCGGCTTCGGGGAAAACTTTCTTATTTTCCATCAAATTTTTAAATTGTAGATTAATTATATTCGTATTTTTATCATGAAGTTGTAAATAATCATAATCACCAGTTATGATATAAATATCTGCGTCTGGGTATTTGTCTCTAATGTAGTTCTTGGTAATAGCCAAAACATCATCGCCTTCAAGATTATCGGATTTAAATATGTGTTCTGCTCCTGCGTTTTTTAATAATTCATTATCATTAGCATATACCAATTTGAAGAAATCTGAAACTGTAGTCGCATCCTTATCAGCTGGTGGATCTATATCACGATTTTCTTTATAACGAGGATAAATAGAATTACGCCAAATATCCTTACGAGAGCAATCAATTCCCGCAATTACTGTGCACTCTTTTTTATGGATTTTAAGTTGTTTTTTAATTTTTAAAATTGATTCAGAAAATAGTTTGGTGAATTTTGTAACAAATTCTTCACATTCAAGTAGATTTGCGGGCAATTCGGTTTCATGTGCGTGTTTCCACCATCGAATTAGTGCGTAATATCTATAAAACACCAAGTAACTCGTGTCTATCAGTATGTAGTTCATTAATTATTATTATGTCTAATCTATAATACATAATAATAATATATCAATTTTTTTATTTAAAATCTATTAATAAATTTATTTTATTACGATACAATAATTTCTCCATTCATCGCGCCGTGGCTGCTGCAAACATAATAATAAGTTGCTGCCGCATTAGGTGTCCACGTAACCTGACCTGATTGGCTACCCTGATTTGTTGCTACTGGATTTGATACTTGGTAAGCAGTTCCAGTACCCTGTATTGTTTTTATATAGAACGGATGATTTGCCGCATTTACATTAAAATTCACAGTATCACCAACATTCATAGAAATAGTTGAATTAAGACCACCACTCGTCGCACCTAGTGGATTGCTTGCGGTTAAATTATAAGAAGAATTTCCATTGGCGGTAACGTTTATTTCGTACGTTAAAGTTTCGTTATAGTTCCAACTAAACGTATTTGAAGCGGTATTGCTTTTACCGTTCTGCTCATCTATAAATACTGCTTCTAATACATTTATACTTGTACTTATACTTGTACTACCTACATTTGGTGTAAATGTTGCTGTATATATTGTTCCCGAACCAGAGAAATCGCTTATTTCACCGTTTGTAACACTTATATCTCCCTCCTCAAAATTAACTGTTGATAACGAAGAAGTAAACGTTAAAGCAATACTTGTATTATTTGTTGTATCGCCACTTGAGACTGTAGAACTTGAAATAGTCATCGTTGGTATTGGCGCTGGCGTATACGTCCAATTAAACGTATTTGAAGCAGCATTATTACCAAAAGCATCAGTATAGCTATTCGCATCAACATTTATTGTTGTAACACCTGCTGTCGATGGTGTAAATGTTGCTTTGTAAACAGTTGAACTTGTTGCAACAAAATCGCTTATGTCACCGTTTGTAACACTTATATCTCCCTCGACAAAATCACTTGTTGCAGTGGAGGAAGTAAACGTTAAAGCAATACTTGTATTATTTGTTGTATCGCCACTTGAGACTGTAGTACTTGAAATAGTCATCGTTGGTATTGGCGCTGGCGTATACGTCCAATTAAACGTATTTGAAGCAGCATTATTACCAAAAGCATCAGTATANCTATTCGCATCAACATTTATTGTTGTAACACCTGCTGTCAATGGTGTAAATGTTGCTTTGTAAACAGTTGAACTTGTTGCAACAAAATCGCTTATTTCACCGTTTGTAACACTTATATTTCCCTCGACAAAATCACTTGTTGCAGTGGAGGAAGTAAACGTTAAAGCAATACTTGTATTATTTGTTGTATCGCCACTATTTACTTCAGCAGCGTTGATTGTCATAGTAGGAGAGTTAATGGGATTACTAGAACAACTATTTTTATATGTTAGTAAATTTTCCCCGCCCATGTAACCATGATTATAACAATAAACACTTACACTATCAAAATCACCATAAACATATACTCTAATGTCTCCATAATAAAAATCATAATTTCCGTCGCTCGTAGTATTGGTTATTGAACCGTTAGTTCTCTTAATTGCGTCACCTATATATGTTATCTTATCTGTTTTACCAATATTTAATATAGCTAATGGGTGATCGGATGATATATTTTTGAATTCATAATAACCGGTGTTAAGACCGTATCTTACTAAAGGATTATATGTAGAACCACCATTAAATACATATTTATTACCGTTTGATGGTATTATATTTACGTCGGATTGTGGAGTTAAACATATTTGATATTCAGTAGATGGGATGGGGGTAACATAATTATCCTTACCGTCGCAACACAACCCCTGTGAATTATTACTTGCGTGTTTTTTTAATGCATTTCTTACAAACCTACTTTGTCCTCCTATATTGGAACCGACAACGTAACTATTTTCATTTTTACCAACTTTGTTAATAAAAATTAATCTTCGCATATATATAATTATTTTATAATAAATAATTGTATATTTTATTATATATCAATTAATTTATTGATATTATAAAATGAATCGAGTAATTCATTCTGGGTTTCGTTGATATTTATTAATAATTCCATCGCCATATTAGCTGAAATTCGCATAGATAAACATATTTGATTAAATTCTTTCGTGAATGAAAATCCATAACTATTTATTGTTTGGGACATGTTAATAAGCATTTCCATGATATGTGATTCATAACTTATATCCTGAGTTATTATTTCTGATACTTTTTTTAATAACTCTGCTTTTTTTAATGGTTCTAAACTTTTAAATCGTTCTTCTTCTTTTATTACACTATATAATACTTCTTCAATTTTTGAAATATCTTTGTATTGTTGAATATTTTTTAAGAAGTTATAATAATTGTTTTGGTTCTCTCTGTTTGGATACGCTACTATACCAAAATCGATTATTCCAAGTTGATATTTTGGTTTATCATCCGTATCATCGTTTATATAAAAGAATACATTTCCATTATGCAAATCGCAATGTACAGCACTCGTGAATAAAACGCTAATTAGACCGAATTTAACTAATAATTTACCAAATTCGTTCTTTACTGTTTTATTGTAATTTTTAATATCATTATACACAAGGTTTTTTATGTTTTCCATAACAATGACATTATTATGTGTTAAAGTTATTTCTTTGTAGCAAAATGGAATTATGTATTCTTTGTAATTTTCAATTTTGCGTTTGAATATTTCGATGTTTTCGGTTTCTTTTATAAAATCGGTTTGTTCTATCAATAAATCTTTATTATCAATAAAGCATTTTTTTAAATTCAGTTTTCTGATAAATGAAAATACATTTGCCATTTTTATTAATAGTTCTAGGTCTTCAAATGCTGTTTTCAGTCTGTGTTGTATATTATTTTTAAGAACCTTAATTACCACTCGTTCATTATTATACATACCTGTAAATACAAGACTCACCACGCCAGAATTTACTGCTATATAACTATCAACTTCGATATCGTAATTAGTTTGTAGTTTATCAAGAATATCATAATTTATATCATCATTTCTAAATGGAACGCTATCGGTATATTTAATTAAATATTCTTTCTCGTTTTCGTATAATAAATTATTATCCAAACACAACGATTGGAAAATTTTTACATATACAATATTCATATCTTCTAATTTTGTAGTTATGGTTTTTATCAGGTTTAATCTGGAATTTAATGGTAATTTATATATGAAATGGTTTGATAAATTTGTAATATAAAAACCTATAAATGATGAAACGAATATGTAAAAAACCCGGATTATTCTAATATAGCTTTTTATATAATCAAAAAAATATTTATATGAATTTAGATATTTTTTTTTTAAAAATATTATATTACTCGGCATACTTTATAAATAATTATTAAAATATATAAACGATATGTTTTTATATTATATTCATTATATATTTTTTTATTTTTTATACCAATTTGTATAAAAAAACTTTCAAATTATAAAACATTTTTTTTATAATAAGTCCTGTAATGTTGTCCATGAAAACGGGTAATTTATCTTTCAAAATCAATTGAAAACGAGTTTCAAATTTTACATCTATATATTTATTTGAATTTTTACCATTTATCAAATCGGTTAGGTTGTTATTTGTTATTTCTATTTCTACAGAACCAAAATTATAAATAATTGGTTCATATTTATTTTTATCTAAATTTATATGCTCTAAATAGTAAGTTGCTAATGTTTCGTCAGTTAAGAATATGTCTTTATTTACGAAAGATACTCTGTTTATGTTTATCTCCATTTTTCTTTTTGTGTTGAAAAGGATATATTTTTGTTTTAGACCAAATTCTTTTCCAATAGGTTTCAATAATATTATAACATCTGCCATATCATCATTATAAATTTTCAAAATTTCAATTTTTTCAATTAGATCGGAATTAAGTTTGTCCAATAATTCATAAATATTATGACTTAATAAATTTTGTAAATTAATTTTAGAAGTATCAATCTCATTTAATGAAAAAGCTAATGTGTATGCTTTCATATTATCTATCAAATATGACGAAAGCATCATGTCTCCCTTATCACAAATTAGTATGTTATTATTATCACCCATTAGATATTAAATGTTCTTTATTATTTTAGTTTAAACTTATTTTATATTTTAGTTTAAACTTATTTTATATTTTAGTTTTTGTAGCAAGATTAATCCTAAAATACAATCTAAAACTTCATTAGCAGTATATTCTTTTTGTAAATAGGGTAATTTTATGATTTTGAATTCGAAAAAATTAGCATATGTTTTCTCACCTCGTAATGGTATTGAGATTATAAAATTATTAATAAATTCAACTAACTTTGTTTTTGCATATAAAGAAAAATTATAAAAACTATAATTTTTATCTACAGTAAGTCTATTTAAACTGTTTTTTTCGTCAGTCCAGAATAAGTTTGATTTCAAGCGATATTTATTGAATTTCAAAAAATTATGCTGGATAAAATCGGCATGACTATATATTTCACTATTTATTGTTTTAATGATTCCTTTTTTTGAAATTAAATACGCTGCAGTGCTTCCGGTAATGTAATGCGTTGCATAAGTATCAATGGTTGGGAAAAAAGCATCGCTATGTAATTGTATAATGTCCCAATTTTTATCCAAAACTTCTATTTCATTCAAATTTGTATTTAATAAATTATAAAAAACATATTTTTCATAAATAGGAAACGCATCATCTTCCATTATTAAAAAATATTCGAAATCATTGATGTAGTTATCATAGATATATTTTGCGGCTAATATGTGTGATAGGGAGCAACCGATTATGGTTTTTGGTTGAAAATTTAATGCAAATCTTGAAATGTATTTTTCATATATTGGATTTAAATGTTCATTTTTAATAGCGTTAATTGCTGAAATTCTTTCTACGTTCAATTCTAATTTTTCAAAATATGGTAATTGGTTATTATAGTTGTTGATATAATCATCCAAATTTATAACTATAGTTTTTAGATTTGAATAATCTTTATTCATTAAATTGAATTATAGGTTGTGTCTAAATAAAAATTGTATAAAAACCTTTTTTATTCTTTTATAATATTGTCTTTACATATACTCTTTATTATTTTATCTTCTACATTCCAAAGTGACTTCCCTATCGTGGATGCTGTTTTGGCATAAAAATGTTGCTTATCATCTTGTTTCATAAATTCTGGGTTTTCGCTGGTCCAATCACATAATGCCGTGTAATTTTTATTCGAAGTTTTGTTAATTGCTTTCTTTATTTTATCCTTATGTGTATCTTTTTCCCATTTATCGTCTTCTTTTATATAAATCGTTTCTCGTTTTAAATCGCTACAGTGCAATGGTCTCTCGTATTTGCTTAATTTATTCATATTATCCATAATTACTTTTGTTATTCCTTTGTCTAACCCATTATTAGTAGTATATTGCAGTTGTTCCAATGATACTTTTATCGATTGTATAAAATCGCTCATATTAATAGCATCTTTACACTCTTCATTCAAAAACATATTTATATTGAACTGGTTGTTATTCGTGATAGTATTATTACTATTATTACCTATAGTTAGTTTTTGGTGTTCTTGAACCACGGATAATAATGCTTTATCTTTTTCTGCTAATTTCTCCATCATTATTTTATCTTTTTCTTCTAATTTTTCCATCATCATACTGCGCAATTCTTTATTTTCATTTAATAGCTCTTTCACTATATCTTCTGTTATAGTTGTGGCTTTTTCAATTTCTACACCTTCATATTGAGTATGATTACATGTTCTTTTATGCCTTTCCAAACTGAATTTTTGTTTATATATTTTACCACACAAACAAGTGAATTTTTCATTTGATACTTTGGCGACTTTCGCGACTTTTATTTCCACAATTTCACACATTTTACTCATTTCCGTTTTTTTATGTTTTAGTGTTGATAAATGTTTATCGTAATCTGATTTTTTACTACATCTATAATTACAATATTCACAATTAAATCTTTTGGCGACTTTGGCGAGTTCAGCGACTTTTATCTCCTCCATTTACTCTATTTATACACAATATAATATAATATCTATATTCTTTTTAATGAAAAATTATTTATGGTAAGGTATAATTGACAGATTATATTTGAGAAAAACATATCATAAAGGTGTGTGTCTAATAATTATAGATATTTTAACAATAATTTTTCATATATATAGAGAGTTGTCACATATATGAAAATTGGACATTTTATAAATGTCCAAAACCGAAAAAATTTTAAGTTTATGAATTTCAAAAAAAACACATCCCAAGATATAATATATTTATATGCTTTTGTAATCCTTGGGATTAACATGGCCGTCTTTCAACGAGAGTATAATCATTACCTCCACCCCTCACATATCATTATCTCCAATCACATTGTGATATAAGAGGAAGGGGGTCTCACTATCTGACCTAACCCGATAAACTTCATTATAAATAAAAAAATCATATGTAATATTAGTCTGTTTATTAGATATCAAGTGATACAATATTTTTATCCGATTTTTGCTTTCTTTTCGGCTTTGGGATTTTGGCATTTGTTAATTCGTTTAAATCCTCAATACTGATAATAGACGACTCCTTATCATTGATATTTACATTTTTTGTTTTTAAACCACTCAATAAAGAGTTTATTTCAGCTTGTTTGGAGCTAGGACCCCTCATTTCGGGTCTGGAAATTCGTTCTTCGGTTTGGTTAATGCCTTCGCGGTGCGAGAGAGAAACACCACGAGCAGACATTAAATCAGGTCTATTTGGTAAATTTTGTGTTCGCTGGCTTCTTTCTGGTAATTTTGTTTCAACTCCTGGAGGAGGAGGACCAGTGTTTACATTTGGTGGCATTGACTTGGCGAAACCAATTCCCGAATCATTTTGTGAAGATTGTTCTCCCCCATTAAATACGTTATTCATAAATCCGGCAAAACCAGGATTTCCATTATTACCCATTGTATTTACTGCCGCTGATGTAAATTGTTTCATCAATTCTGGGTTTTGCCTCATAATATCGTCCATACCGGGCATGGCAGATTTGAATAGGGTGTTAGACATATGAACCATTACAGCCGAACCACCTAACTGGAATAATAGTTTTAATTCAGGCGACATTTTAGCTTTTGATTTATATTTATCGTGTAGTTCCCCAAAAATATCATCATAATCTTCTACGTTTTCATTTAATTGTTCTGCCCAACCATCGAGTTTAACATCAAATGGATCAAATTTGTTATTTAAAAACTCAATACCAGTTACACATGCCATAAGCATTTTGCCTTGGAATCTCATAGCATTTGTTCTTTCTTTTTCGGCTACAATAGTTTCATATTCACCCATCATTTCCTGTAAGTCAGACTCCATATTGTATTTCTTACTTACCGAGACCCCCTTTTTTTCTAAATCCTCTAACATCCGTAGATACTTAAACTTTTCTTTTAGCTCCTCCTCTTTTGATAGAGGGGGTTTTGCCTCATAATCATCTAAATTTACAGGAACGTTATTAAATTTACCAAAACCGTCCCATGTTTTATTTTCATTCATGTTGGATGTTGATTTTCCTAAACCACTATCGTGAAAATCATCATCTACTGATACTGGCTTTATTCCGGGCCCATTTAACGGATTATCGGGGAATAATCCGGAAAACATAGTCTTTGTTGATGTGCTGGTTTGACTTATTTTTTTGGTTCCGATATCGGCTTCTTTGGTAACAGATAAATCATTTAATTCTTCCTCCAATTGAGATATATCATCTATATTTACACTGGAATTTGAATGGGGTGGTTTATTTTTTTTAGAACCCCCATCATTCATTAATAGTTCTATACCACTACCAAAATTAACGGATGGTCTTAATTGAATATCTGTGTCATCTGTGTTTAATTTGAAATCCTCTTCATGTAGGTCGCCTATTTCAATTATGTCGGGGCTTATTTCAATGCTATCCATTTATAATCTATTATGTTTTAAATAGATGTTTAATTTTTAAGTAATACGAATATATAAATATATTAATTTAATCAATAACATATTTATATTTAATAAATTTATTTTTTAGCGACAATTTTTTGATTCAATGGTTTTTTTTGACCTGGATTTTAGTAGCTCTTTTTGGTTTTATTTTTACTACCTTTTTGACCTCCGTTTCTTTTGGTTTTATTTTTGTTTTTACCACCACGTCGGTTCTTCTTAAACGCGTCGGATCGGGTCAGGACCGGGTTCTTAATAAACGCGTCGGATCGGGTCAGGACCGGGTTCTTAATAAACGCGTCGGATCGGGTCAGGACCGGG